CGGTGGATTAATAGGAACAACACCTGATGTAGGTGGATATGGTTATGATACATACAATTACGGAAATGGTGACATTGGCGTAGAGCATACAGGTGGTGACAACAGTTCAGCACAATCAGATTACAGCAACGTCTCATGGGATAATATGACAGACGCAGAAGCGTCATCATGGGATGATTATTAGGAGATACAGATGGCAGGTGGTATATTAGATATTTTAAGTGGTACGTTTCTTGACCCAACAAGCGAAAAAGAAAAAGAAAAAGGGGGCGCACAAGACATAACCAACGATACTTATCGAATGAATACTCAAGGTTTTAATAATGACTTTATTAATGTTAATGGCGCACCACAGGGGATGCCTGTGGTTTATGATAGGCAAGTTGTTAAAAAGCCCGTACCTCAGCAGATGAGCAACAATCAAGGCTCTATGAATGCTATGGACATGATGGGTAAGTATCCACAGAATCTAGCATCAGGCGCAGTAGATACTGCTTGGAACTCTCAGAAAGACCAAAGAACACCACCTGTAGAAGAGCCTAGTTTCATGGATAAAGTAGGTAGTGGTATTAGCGACTTCTTCGGTGATGAAGAGCGCATGGCTCGTATGACTATTGCTCTTAACTCAATGAGACTTAATCCTGACCCGAACATTGCCAAGTCAATGGAAAACAAGTTGGAGAGACTTCAGACGAATAAAGGCAGAAACGCAACCGTCATAAAACTACGTGAAAAAGGCAGAAACGATTTAGCAGACGCTGTAGAAAGTGGCGCTCTAAAGGCTACAGATGCTTGGACATTAGCATTTAAACCACCTTCAGCATTCCAAGAGAAACTTGACTTTATTAAAGACAAGACACCTGAAGAAGTTGAAATGTACAAAGAACTTGGAATTTTAGGTGGTGGAACTACTATCAACATGGGAGATAAAGATTATCACAAGAATCTAAATAAGAATGTTGCAGAATCACAAAAATTATGGACTGAGCGAGGTGCAAACGCAAGAAGCACTTTAAATACCCTTGCTGAACTTGACCGAGCGATTTCTAATTTTGGCGAGACAGGTCCTGACCAAGAGACTAAACAGACTCTAAGAACCATTGCAAGTAAACTTAACATGACGGCTTTGATTGACGAAGATAGAATGTCAGATGCTCAGTACATAGAGGCTATTAAAAACAGGTTGGTGGCAGAACAATTAAGAATGAATAAAGGTCCACAAACAGACTTTGATGCTAAGTTTGCAGGAACATATATACCGGGTCTAGGAACAGGTACAGAAGCAAATCAAAAACTACTTAGTTATGGTCAATCTATTGCTTTACAGCAGAGAATTTTGTCAGATATGTCAGCAAACATTCTGACATCAGATGCCGCAGATTCTAGGGCGTTGATGCAAGAAATTATTATATTAAATAATGGTGCTGCAGGTGCTATTGGACGAAAAGATGGTAGTTACATGACATTCCAAGAGTTCTTTTCGAGTGATGCAAATGTTGTAATTAAAGACGAAAAAGGACAAGATAAAGAAGTTAGTTTAATGAGTTTGTCACCGCCTGAAAAACTTAGACAATGGGTTACGTTGGCAAACCGTTTAGCGGGGTATTAGCGCAATGGCACAATCAATAGAAGACTTTGTATTAGGCGATAGTCAAGAAACTCAACAAGAGTCTCAGACTGTTACTATACAACCAACTACAGTGGAAACACCAACAATTCAGGAATTTGTTGAGTTTGGTGGGAGTGAAGTTCAAAAAGAACAATCCCAAATAGAAGAAGGTTTAATACTAAAACGTGGTGGTTTGCCTGATAATGGTAGAGTATTACAAGACCCTAAAACCAAGTTACTTCATTATGTTTCAAGCGGTTATGCAACAAGCAACCAAGATGAAATTAAACAAATTTTAGATAACGCATCTAAAGGCGATATTGCAAACCCTACTCAAGACGCAATATCAAGAGGTAAGCAATGGTTTTTTGAAGAGAAAATGCCAAGCCAAGTTGAACAATATTACGGACTTCCCAAAGGTCTAGGAACACCTGCAAAAGAAGCAGGGTTGTTAAGTCAGCAGTTTTTAAGTGGTGGCGCAGGTTCAGGCACTTGGTGGGATGATATTCTTACAGGTGACAAGGAAGAAAAACAGCGTTATGAGAGAATAAGACAAGATTATGCAAGTGAATATCCTGAAAGAGCAATCCCTGCTCAATTAGCAGGTTTAGGAACAAGCATTTATGGTGGCTCTCTTGCGTTTAAAGAACTTACAGGCGCTAAGAGTAAATTTGATAAACTAAAGTCTGTTGTTGATAATGCAAGAAAGTGGTATCAAGGCTTACCGCCTCGAATGCAAGATGCGGTTAAGATTGGTGGTGGAACTGTAGGCGCAGGTGTAGAGGGTCTTATCTATGGCGCAGGTAAGGGTGATACAACAGAAGAAAGGGCAATGGGTGCTGTAACAACAAGTGGCATGAATATGATGATTACTGCCCCTTTGATGACAGCATTCCCTATTGTAGGCTCACTTATTAATAGATACAAACCTGTACAACAACAGGTAGAAAGCATCGCAACAGAGTTTGGTATTGGTATTGAGTCAGCAAGAATGCTAAAAGACGCATTTGAAAGTGGACTGTCTTTGTCAGACATGATGTTACAAGTAGAGCGTTCAGGCGATAAAGCGCTAATTGTGGATGCCACAAAAGCATTTGAAAGTTTATTAGACGCATCTAAAACATCAGGAGCGGCTTCAACAGAGAAGGTAGATAGAGCAATTACAGGTCGTGTAGAAGATACTTCAGGTGTATTACAACACGATATTGACACTGCTTTAGGTGTTAAACCTGAAGGAACACAAACCATAATTGAAAAAGTATCTAAAGATACCGCAGGTGCAAGAAGTGATGCTTATGACAAGGCGTATGACCATGTTATTGATTTTAGTTCCGATGTAGGTCAACAAATAAAATCAGTATTGAAGCGAGTTGACCCTATAGACATGGAAAAAGCGCTTATAGAAGCAAACAAATCACTTAGAGATAAGGGTCTGCAACAATTTCAAATAATGGTGAAATTTGATAGGCACGGTAACTTGTCGGTAGCGAAAGATTTAAACTTTATTCAACTTGATTACATCAAAAGAGGTCTTGATGCCTTGGGCAGAGAGGTAGATAATTTTGGAATGCCGACACCATCTGCCATTCGGTCGCGAGGTCAAGCATCAGATTTGAGAAACGCACTAGTGGAAAGCAATCCTGCGTATGGAGAGGCTTTATCTATAAGTCAAGGAAAAATTTTGACACAAGAAGCGATAACTCTAGGAAGCAAATTGCTTAATAAAAAAACCACTCTTGATGAAGTCAAGAGAATGGTTAAAAAAGCAAGTAAAAATGAATTAGCAGGTGCAAGACAAGGAATAAGAGAACAAATCGAAAACATTATGTCTAACGCCAAGACAGCATCAGGACAAAAAACCGCTTCAGAGGTTAAAGAGGCAATGAGCCTAGTAAATGAGTTGTCTTCACGAGCAAATAAAGAAAAGTTACGACTTATTCTTGGTGAAAAGACTGCAAACGCTTTATTAAAACGAGTAGATGAAGTTAAAAAGGCACTAGAGGTTCAGGGTGGTGTAAGATTAGGCTCGCCTACACAGCCAAGACAGGAAATAGCCAAGCAGGTAGAATCACTTGCAGGCGGTGGTGGGATAAGGTCGTTTTCTTTGGGAGACCCTAAAACAAGTGTCGCAAGAATGCGTGACTTCTTTACAGGTAGAGATGACTACTTACGTTCACAAACTGAACAAATTTATGGAGAAATGGTAGATGTATTAACTTCATCAGAAATTAAAGGTAAAACAGTAAAACAAGCGCTACAATATTTAGACAAAGTTAGAAAAGGTGAGACATTAACTGAGCCTCAAGCAAGTTGGCTTGTAGGTCACATAAAACGAGGCTTAGAATCACAGGGCGTAGCAATAGGTGTAGGTATTGGGTCACAGCGTCAAGTTATCGAACAATAAGGAATAAACAATGGCAGAATTAAAGCAAATGAGCGAAGACGACATCCAAGGCATTGTCAGTGATGCTGTAGGTGAGGCTGTTGACTTTGTAGAGAGTGAAATTACAGAAGACCGTATTAAAGCACAGCGTTATTTTGACGGTGAAACAGACATTGGTGAAGAAGAAGGTCGCTCTAAGATTGTAGCAACTAAAGTACGTGATACAGTTCGTGCTATTAAGCCAAGCCTTATGAGAGTGTTCTTATCATCAGAAAATCCTGTTGAATATGTACCTACCTCACAAGAAGATGTAACAAACGCTGACCAAGCCACCAAATACGCTCATTATCGCTTTAACGAGTTAAATGGCTACACTTTGCTTAATGATGCAATTCATGACGCTCTAGTGAAGAAAACAGGCATTTTAAAGGCATATTGGGAAGACTACTCAGAAGCAACAATCCACACGTACTCAAACCTTACTGAAGAAGAGATGGCGGTTATTGTAAATGATGAGGACGTCACAGTAATTGAGCAATCCACAGAACTTGAAATGTCTATGGATGAGTTTGGCATGGAAGTAGAGATGCCTAAATACGAATTAAAGATTAGTCATACTAAAGACTCAGGCAAGATGTGTATTGAATCAGTACCACCTGAAGAGTTCTTTGTAGACAGAAACGCTAAGAGTGTTGAAGATGCTTATGTAGTTGCTCACAAGACAGAAATGAGAGTTGGTGACTTAGTGGCTATGGGTTATGACTTCGAGGTTGTATCTGAATTATCAGGTAACTCTGTAGACGACACTTTCTCTGATTCTGAGAAGTTTGAGCGTAGTGGTTATTCAGAGGATGACGAAGAGCAATCACAAGACCCTTCAATGAAACTTGTAGAAGTAACAGAGGCTTACATGAAGATGGATGTCTATGGCACAGGTCAAGCAACCATGCACAGATTCATTCTTGGTGGTGGCAATCAAGAGTTACTAGACCATGAGCCGTGGGGTGAAGTTCCTTTTGCTGTATTCGAGATTGACCCTGAGCCTCATACATTCTATGGACGCTCTATTGCTGATTTAATTATGAACGACCAAGATTCATCGACTGCTATGTTACGTGGCATGATGGATAACGTGGCTTTGACTAACTCACCTACGATTGATGTAGTAGACGGTCAAGTGAACATGGACGATGTAATGAATAACGAGATTGGCGCTATTAGACGTGTGAAGACACAAGGCGCTATTACTGTTAATGCTGTTCCTTTTGTGGCAGGTCAAACATTAGGTGCGATGCAATACCTAGATGAAGAGATTCAAGTTAAGACAGGCGTTACTAAAGCAAGTATGGGATTAGACCCTAACGCATTACAAAATACTACAGCAACCGCCGCACAACTTACTGCTCAACAAGGCGCAGGACAGATTGAGGTAATTGCTCGAAATATTGCCGAGGGTGGCATGAAGCGTCTATTTAAGTTGATGCTTAACCTTCTTGTAGAAAACTCGTGTGAAGAGACTATGATGCGTCTAAACGGACAATATGTACCGATTGACCCTCGTTCTTGGAACACTGCTATGGATGTGACTGTAAATGTAGGTTTAGGCACAGGTCAAGAAGA